AGTTTATCCTCGAGCCGTTTGGCTACGGCATTACTACTTTCCATGAGTTTGCAGTACTCGCTATAAACTCGTTCAAGATACTCTTTTGCAGGAACTGGTCGGTGCTTTTGTTGTAGTTTGAGTGTCTTGTGAATGTCGACCGACAGTAGATAAAATTCACGCTGACTTATCAAATGACGTTCCATTCCAACTTGTATTTGTAAAAAAAGTTCCACGGATCCGATAATAGAACACGTCAATGCGAGTATACAAGTAATCATGCTAATGGCTTGTTGGTCTGCGTACGGTTGAAGCCCGACTGAAAAAATGGAGTTCAATCCGCTGAGGACAATCACGGGAAGCCTATACCAACGTAAATTCGATTTCAGGTCAAAATACAAGGTCTTATGTTCATTTGATAAGAGGACACAGTTGACGCGTACATCCTCCAAGACGGATTCGATATCGTCTGTCCAATCCATGCATTAGCGTGAGATTAGATAGGACTTGTAATTCTTAATCATTATCCAAAGCAATCTTGTAAAAAGTTCCATTGAGTTTGATACGAAGATACTGACTTGCTGACCCCGACGAGGTGACCGATTGAAGTGCTGTCCCCGTTAATTGTAAGTCTTGTGTGGTGGATATTTCAATGGTGCAATTTGAGGAAATGGAAAGAAGTTGCGACGGGTCTATTGCGTTGGTATAACTTAACTGACCTTGACCGCCTGTATTATTTGTGAGTTGAAGGTTAGTACTACCCCCCGTTGAAACGTCAGTGTAAGTAAAACCAATGCTTTGATTGGATATACCTGCCTGTTTGAGTAAAGGCGAAGGGTTTGTATTGTCTGTGGATAGAAGGTTGAAAACTGGATTACCCGTCCCGTTATTTCCCATTGTGATTTGGTCTATCAAAGTTCCGCCCGTATTATACATTTCAAAAGTATCCAAATCCAGTTGTGTGTAATTCACAGCACTACCGTAATTCATATAGAACCCGTTGGAAGAATTACATTGGATAGAGTTGTCATTACATGCAAACCCACTAATATCGTAAAGCGTCGTTGTCGGTGTTCCGTTTTGAATACCAAATGTGGATTGGTCTTGGAATGTAGATAGACTGTTTGTCACGTCATTCACTAAAACCTTTCCATTACCAATGACCGTTTGAACCGCATTCGGGCTACTGTCGTTTAGTGTGATCGTTTTATCCGTTGTCATTAAGAGGTCACCATTTACATTTACATTGGACGTTGCTTTAGGCGTAAGAACCACTTGACCACTGCCCGTGGAAGCAGTCCCGTTCATTTCCAATTTGCCCGTAGACGTTTTAATGACTTGATTATTCATATCCAACGGGACAAAACTGTTGTTCTCACCATCCGACCCATTAAAGCGGAAGAACTCGGTCATTACCCCGTTAAGGGTCGCAAAAATACCAATTGACCCGTCGTCATTTCCCAATGCCGTATTCCGAATGTTACTCTCTATTTTCGTAAATAAGGTTTTCACTCCAGCGTAGTTTTTGGCGTAGTTTACGAATGTTGAGATAAGGTCGTTGTTTGCTCCGTTTCGACCGCTTTTGTCGGTTTCAATAGACGGCACACCATTGGTTGTCCCAGCAGTCAAACTCGTATTCTCTAGAATTAGGGACGGGGTAGTCGTGTTCCCTACCGTAGGATTGAGTAGTTTAAGATTATCTGGACTTGCTACAAGATTATTACCCGATAAAGTCAGGTCGCCCGTTGAAGATACAGATAAAGACCCGCTTGACCCTACACTGTTATAACTGTAAGAAGTGAGTTGAGCAGTAATTCCGTCGTCAAACTCACAATCAACAGACCCCGAAAATACATTGGTAGAGAGATTAGTTATACTGTTATTTATCCCGAATGACGCGACAGGTAAGGTCGCTACGTTTCCCGCCGTTAAGACTTCTTGTAAGGTATTGCTTCCAGCAGACCCCGAAATAATATCCGCCCATGTTGCGGAAGTTGCACCACTTGTGAGCGTCGTAGCGTTAAAGGAAGTAACAAGGGGAACGGTTGGATCGGTAATCGTGATTAACCCCTGCTTAATGGCCGTCGTTGTCGTCGTTGAACCCACTCCTTCTTGATCGAATACAACAGACCCCTGATAGGGAAAGGTCGACGTGATCCCAAAATCTGTGCTGTTGTTGTTATACAAGTTCATGCCGAAATACGTACCAATCCCTCCCGAGTTGTCCGCCTCAATCCCAATGGATGCCGTTGGGACGGTGTTGTTATTGCATACGAGGACGGCCTTTTGAACGGCCATTACTGTCGGGTTTGAAAGACTGTTTAAGGCTTTGGTACGGGTGACCGTCGCATGCGTATTCGCCCAAGTTTCGGCCGATCCGTTTGTATCAAAGCCCGTCGGGTCAATCACGGTTGTAATGAGCGGGGTTAGAGGTACTGGTGGGACAGCGTCTGGATTGCCTATACCGAATAGGTTAAAAATCTGTTTTCCATTCACCGTATACTCGTTTAGTGGTTGAGCCATATATTATGAAATATTTTAATTATCCATACGACCAAATGTAAATTCTACCTGCGGTCGGTGCTACTGGCGACCCTCCAAGATTGTACCCTCCTGAACCTACGCCCAAAGCAAGGGTCTTGTAAAAGTAATTTAACAATGCAGGTATTTGGGCGGACTGTGGGATAACGCCTCCGCTTTGTCCTCCAATCGAGTTTCCTGCTTGTCCAAAAAAATTGTTATTGTCAATCTTACCGCCAGCCCCTGCGGATCCCGCCGTCGATCCTACTGCGTCGCCTCCTGCCCCTCCCGCCCCAACCGTCGCAATTCGTTGTCCCGTTGAGTAACTCGCCGACCAATTTAATGCGTAACTGTTATCGACTCCGAGAATCACGGAACTGAAAACGGCAAGAGGAGCGCCTGAAGTATTTCCTACTGGGAAATTAGGCCATATAATAGAAGATCCTGCTCCTCCGCCTCCACCTTGGGCGGTGGCGTTTGCACCTGCGACTCCACCAAACCCTATGGCGAAAATTCTGCACCAGTTCGTCCCTGCTGGAACGATAATATCGGTTGCGGTTCCTGTGGGTGTAATCTGTTGTAGTGAAATAAAGGTTCCACCTCCGTTAATCACAGACTGTACCCATGCCGTCGTGGGTATTTTGGTCGAACTATCGTTCAACAACGGCTGTGTGGCTGAACATGTTGGGACGACCAAATTGTTCTGTCCTTGAAATGTGACCGGGCCTTGAGCAATTGGATAATGCACATACAACGAATCGGCTTCTGCACGTGTTAACCCTCCACTGTCTTCGGCATCCACAAAGAGGCTAGAGTCGAAGATTGGTACATTTTCACGCGGAGGATTATAGGATGTCATACCTATAGTTCAGATTAAATTTTCGAATTTTTTTATCTCTGTTAAAGTTAGATCATGATCAACTGGTATGAAAAAATTCCAAAAGGAATGCTCTTGCAATCTGAAAATCCCAACAAACATTTGCACGGGATGAACGTGCCCTTCCGGGCGTGCGTAGTTGCGCCTTCCGGGAGTGGAAAAACGAGCTGGCTTTTGTCACTCATTCACCTCTTTAGTCAAGGGAAAGGTACATTTGCAGATATCACAATCATTACTCGCAACAAGGACGAACCCTTGTATACTTTCTTGCAGTCTAAATGTGAATCGATTGTCATTAAAGAAGGACTCGAGAATTTACCACGTCTTGATAAATTTAACAAGAATGAAAACCATTTGGTTTGTTTGGATGACCTTGTCTTAGAACGTGACTTAACCGCCGTGTCCAACTACTATGTAAGGTGCCGAAAATTAAATGTGTCAATTTGTTTCCTCAGCCAAAGCTATTACAAGATACCCAAGATTATTCGCTCGAATTGCAATTATCTGGTCATTCTAAAAATGAGTGGTCAGCGTGAAATCAATATGATCATGTCCGAATTTGGTCTGGGTGTATCCAAAGATCAATTGCTTGATATTTATCAGTATGCTACAGCAGAGAAATTCAGTCCTCTCATGGTAGATTTAGAGGCAGAACCTGAAAAGCGATTCCGCAAAGGATTTTTAGAAATTATTCCGATTGAGTAAAATTGATTTAGATTTTTGACTGCATACTACATAAGAAATGGAATACATAATTTATCGCATTTCACACAAGACTTTGGAAGGATTGGATTACGTGGGTTCTACGACTGATTTTGAACGACGTAAAGCACACCACAAATCATGTTGTCTAAATACAAATTTGGATCAATGTAATCTTAAAATTTATCAATTGATTCGAGCAAATGGTGGCTGGGATCAATTCGACATGATTGTAATCAAAACAATGGTTTGTTGCAAACAGGAGGCATTAATTGAAGAGGAGAAATACCGTATTGAATTGAACGCAACACTCAATTCAAATTACGCAATTGAATCAAAAGAACATGTCCGAAAAAAACATTTACAAACAGAAAAAAAACGTTATGAGCAAAACAAAGAACAAATTTTAAAAAAGAGGAAAGAATTTTATCAAGAGAATTGGGATCAAATTCGAAAACAAAAAGCAGAAGAATATCAACGAAACAAAGAACAAATTCTAAAACAACAAGCAGAATATAGACAACAGAACCGAGAAAAACTTACCGAGAAATTTGATTGTGCATGTGGTGGAAAATATACGTATGAGAGCAAATCAAAACACAGTAAAACAAAACGCCACCAAGATTATTTAGCGAATTTATCTAAAAATTAAATATGTATACATTACATGGGTGAAATGGGAGCGTTGACGGATATTCAGATGTACGATTTAGCACGCCGTATGGGAGTTGATTTATGTTTCTGTAGCTTTAAAGATAACCTAGAAGACGAGACTTTGCAATACAATAGGTCTTACGTGATCAACTTGGAGAACAAGTTGGACGAGGATGGTGAAATTAATACTGGATCACACTATACATGTTTCCAAGTCAATAAGAACAAGGATGGCAAAATACAGGGCGTGTATTTCGATTCTTACGGTGCGCCACCTCCTCAAATCGTGGACACCTTTGTGGGATTCAAACTCCCCTACCAAAACAAAGACGTGCAATCTCTCATGTCCAGTGCATGTGGATTTTTTTGTTTGGCCTTCCTCCATTTCATTAATTCGAGTTCATTTCGATCAGGTGATCTTTACACCGACTGTGCACAATTTACCGATTTGTTTGAAGACATGAACGTGAGTATGGAACACAAGAAGAACGAGTATGTTCTGAAGCACTTCTTTAGGAGTTCAGACGAAGAGGAACGTAAGCGGAAACCTGTCGAAGTTTAAAGCAGAACCTGCGGTTCCGCACCTCCCTCAAGGAAAGGTTCGGAAAACGTAGTTTTCTGATAGTTTAATTTCTCAATAGAGATATATGCGCGCAATGAAAGAGGCTCTAAAAAAGAAAGCACGCCAAGCGGAAGACCTACTCGCCAAAGTCAAACGTAAACCGAAAGAAATGGTAACGGATACGGAATCTATGGAACGTATGGAAACGAAATCG